GATACGGTTACGGCGCTGAACATCATTTAGTGTGATGTTTGTATGCTTGCCATCTAGAGCGAATAGTTCTTTGAAATGAACAATGAAGTATCTACCCTGCTTATGAAGAATGTGGCAAGACTGGTAGATCTTCTTTTCTTTACGAGAAGCAACACCGATACGAGTTAGAGTCTCACGTACCTTTAGGAAATCGTCAGGCTCGGATAGAAAGATTTCTACCATATGGGAAGGTTCCCAATATACTAAGCCCCTCTCGTCTGTTTGCATGGATTTAATCCCCCTGTGTTAAGTTTCTCATAGATAAAGTCAAGTTGCTCATTAGATAGGATGTTCAAAGCTTGTTCTGCTTTCGCAGTTGAGAAGCCATAGAATTTTCTAATAGCTTCGATGTGCTTTATCTTATCTTTCCTCAACCAAGGAGAGAAACGCTTCCTCTTCCGCAAACTATTTATAAAAAAGTCATACTGTAACTTTTTGTCAAGGGATGGATACTTATTCATCTCGTTTGCGAAGAGCACAGAGTCCAGTTGACCAGACAGACATTTGTTAACAATGAAGGGGGGATATTCTTTCTCAAGGTCAGGATCCTCATCAATGAGATGCTCCTTTGTCATGTTGATGCTGTTAAGCCAGTCTTTCAAGTCCATAGATGTTGCCTAATACGAGAATAACGAAACATAGTATAGTAAAAGCCCCTAGGCTATATGCAGTATACCATAGCCATAGGGGGATATCATCATTGTTATCTTTCATGCTGCCACCTGTCATACACACTTTGAATAGCTCCGAGCTTATCACGTATCTTTATTTCTGGATGATAGTAATACTCAAGCTCAGTGTGGTTATATATCTGCTCGTAAATATCGTCTATCAGCTTTACCCGTAGACCATACTTGGCAATGTTCTGTGAGCAGATGTAGTCATCAATGCGATGCTGTGGCGTGTAGAAGTGCTCTCTAGGGATCTCGTAGATGCTAGAGACAATGTCATCTATGCTCCTATCTAAGTCTGGTTTCCAGTAGTCAATACAGTCTCTGGGCACCCAAGACATATAGTTTGAGGCTGAGATGTATCTACCGTCCCTTCTGAAATACCTATCTAATGCATACCTACCCAATGCAATATTGTTATATGGTAGGAGTACATGGTCTGATGGCACCAGAGCACTTACATCATAGAACTCAGGGTGGATGAGTACGTCACTATCAATGTAGATACTCCAGTCACTATCTGCTAGTTCATATATCTGGAACTTTTCAAAGGTGACTGGATGGTCTGGAAACTTTCGCTCCGTGATGATAGTGAGCTTTGCACCTATCCTATCCGCATACTGTTCTATAAGCGGATAGGTGTACTTGGTTACTTCTGGCTCATAGTCCCCAATATTGAGGACAAAGATATGCTTATCAGGTGATGAGTTTACCTGCACCCTTGGGGGTGATGATGGGGGAGAAGATTTGCTCATAGTTTTCGATGATGTCGCCGTTAGGGATGGACATGTAGACCGTGTAAGAGGCTCTTACCTCAAGCTCCTTAACGTCTGGGTCTAGTAGGGGGCTCCAGGGGGCGAAGCCTACGGTACCGTCCCTTCCAGGTACCATAACGATGGGGTTAGCGAGCACTAGAGTGTCACCACGGTTCTCGACTAGGTCAGCAACCACGTCTTCACCGGACTGCATACGGATAAGCTTGATGTTCATGTCAGATAAGGTTGTTGTCTTGTAGGTAATGTAGAGCGTCTTTTAGACCACCGATATGCTCATAACCGATGGAGACTTGGGGGTATTCGGCGTCTTCACCGAACTCAGCACGGAACTGAGCAGCAGTGAAGTGCTTGCCTAGAGTGTACTCTAGGTATTCACCGCCTAGGCTCTGGAGGAGCTGGCGGATGCGCTCAGACTCCTGACCGCCGTCTGTATAAAGAATAGAAGTATTCATGAGAATTCACACTCGACCATTATTTCTGTGAGGGCTGCGAGGAGGTTGATCTCCTGGTCAGCAACGAAAGCGCCTTGGTACTGATACTTTGCAATAATGAGCACAGCAGCAGCGATAGACGGACCCTGAAGATGGGCGTACATGGCGTCATAGACTTTACGTAGGATAGTATTTGCATCATTGTCTAGGTTGGCAACAACCCACTTGCGGACTTCCGCGAAGTTGCTGCTCTTGAGGTGCTTGACTAGGTCATCTACGTTCACCTCAGAGAAGGTGGCGAGAATACCAGAGTCAATCTTGCCGCTACCGGAATAGCGTTGGACCTCGTTCAATACACGACGGAAATCGGGGAAGTGCTTCTGTACTAGTTGAACTAGGACTTTCTTATCAGCTTCAACCCGCTCGGCGTCCAAGATGTCGTTAAGTCGCTTGAAGAAAGAAGCAGCGAGCTGTTGCTTATCCTTTCCTTTGGCACTGAACTCCACCACGGCACAACGGGAATGGAGTGGCTCAATGATTTTGTTCTTATAGTTGCAAGTGAAAATGAATCGGCAGTTCTTGTAGAAAGACTCGATGTTTGCTCTGAGTAGTAGTTGTACGTCATTGCCTGTGTTATCAGCCTCATCGATGATAATAACCTTATGCTTTGCCTCAGAAGTCAGAGACATGGTAGAAGCAAAGTTCTTCGCCTGATTACGAACAGTATCAAGGAAACGACCTTCGTCAGAACCGTTGATGACATAGTAGTCCGCACCAATCTCATTACAGAGAGCCTTGGCGATTGTAGTCTTACCGATGCCAGGAGGACCGGCAAGCAGTAGGTTGGGGATTTCACCTTTAGACACAAACTCCCTGAACGTCGCTTTGACGTGATCAGGGAGAATGCAATCTTCAATAGTCTGTGGACGGTACTTCTCAACCCAAAGGAAGTCAGTGCGCTCACTCATAATGTAGTAATAATAAAAAAGAAGAGGGCGTGGTGCCCTCAATGAATTATAGCATAGAGATCAGGTGATGTCTACGATGATGCCGTTCGCAATGGTGAAGACCTTACCATCAACGATGGTGGTTCCAGTTACGCCCTCAGTCTCGGGTACAGCATAGAGACCATACTTAAACGCCTTACCATCATATTGGAAACCAACAGTGGTGGTTGAGAAGTTTACGTGGTCATCAGGCTGACCAGTAGAGTGGGTTAAGTAGGATGCGAAGATGACTTCATCAGCGTCCTGCGGTCCTTCACTACCTAATCCATCAAGGGTCAACTCTCTACGGGGCACACCAGGAGCAACATCAACCGGATCTACACCAAAGTATAGTAGCACAGGTGTGCCAGGAGTTTGTGCTTCGGGGGCTCTTAAATAAGTGACCTTTGAGCGGTACCAGCTAGCAGCATTACCACCACCAAGCTTAGGTGTAGTATAGAACTGTAGATATGGATACTCAGTGTCTGTTGTCCAAGGTGTGAATAGACACCAGCCAGACTCTAGGGCACCCAACTGACCAACTGGACCATCACCATTTGGCTTAGGTGAGAAGAAGTTCCAGCGGCAGATGCTACCACCCACGGTGCGATAGTACCAACCACCGGAATTGGGGTTGGGGTTGATCTTACCAGGAGTATACTCACCATAAACCTTCCTGTCAGTATTAACAATTAGTCTGGCATCATTAGCGTCAGCAACAGAAATCTGCTCAACTTCCTCAGTTGTTGCTAGTGCTTTGCCATCAACAGAAAGGGAACCACTATCAATTGCGACAGGTGTATCGCCAAGATAGATTGTGCTATCAGATAGATATAGATCTCTCCATTTCTTCTCAGCAGTACCTAGATCGTGTGTAGAATTCGCATCGGGGATTAGGGCACTGGTTACAGTACCTACACCAAGATAATCAAACTGACCATCATATTCCTTGGTTGGTTCGGGTACAGCATAGAGACCATAACTGTAGTTTGTACCACTGTAACGGAAACCAACACCAATGGTTGAGAAGTCAATCTCACCAGCAGTTAGGCTGGTAGAAGTAGAAACAAAAGATGAGTAGATAAATTCATCGGCATCCGCAGGACCTTCCTGTGATGTTAGAGTCATCTCTCTGCGAGGTACACCAGGATATACATCAGTTGGATTTTCACCGAAGTAGAGAAGAACTGGGTCACCTACTACCTGGACATCATCTGGTCTGGTATATGTGAGTCTAGAACGATACCAAGTCTCAGCATTTCCTAGACCTAGTTTTGGTAGTGTGTAGAACTGAAGATATGGATAACTGGTATTGGTTGTCCAAGGGGTAAATAGACACCAGCCACTCTCTAGATTGCTTAGGCGACCGACTACACCGTCACCATTAGGCTTGGGTGTCCAAAAGTTCCAACGGATATAATCTTCACCGTTTGACTGGTAGTACCATCCACCACCTTCATTGGGGTTTGCTTGACCAGGAGCACCTTGACTATAAACGCGCTTATCGGTGTTTACGATTAGTCTTTGGTTAGCCTCTTGTGCTAGCTCTGCCTCAGTCGCAACATCTTCACCATCAACAGCTAGCTTACCTGAATTGCTGATAGAAACTTCAGTACCACCCAAGTACATGGTGTTGTTGGTTAGATATCGATCTCTCCACTGATTGGTTGGGGAACCTAGATCATATGTCGCGTCTG